GCGTAATAACTGCCGTATTCTCGTGCACAGACTTGATAACTTCGTGACCAAGCTCTTTAAGAACTGACCACATAATGTCTTTAGCTTGTTGAAATGTTGGAGCAACATAGAAGACATCCTTTTCTGTTGACTTTAATGCTTCAATGATGAGGGTCCAAGCAGCGAGACGAGACTTTCCAAATCTTCGTCCTGCAGCAACCACTTTAAAACGGTGACTATCATTAAATACCTCTGTCTGTTTAGGATGGAGTTCGACTCTAAGATTGGCCATCTTCAGCCTCTTCAGAGTCAACATCAATCACTTCATAATCAATCTGTTCGGCTTCTCTTGCAGCTATTTTAGGTGTACCTGTAGTTACAATCTGCACCTGGATAGCGTTAGACCTACCAGCCTTGTCTTTCTCAAAGTGACTTAGCGGTAAGAGCCTATCAATACACATCTTGAGACAGGCCACCTGATCCTTATCGGTATCATCCATAGCCTTGCGGAGCACGGTCTCAATTACTTTCTCTCCGCTGGTGCTCAAAAGACGAGCATAGAATTCTTTAATTCTGGCAGCTTCGCCAGGAGGTCTTCCGACCACTCCACGACTTTTCTTTGCTTCGATGTCTGCCTTGCGAGGTCTGCCACGCTTCCGCTTATTAGGGGACACAGACACATCAGACAGAGGTTCAGTGCTAGACACTAAATTCTCCTCTACATAGTTTCTACATAGTTATGCAGTAGAATGCATTAGTATGTAGTAGAATGTAGTCTACTAATCAGAGACTACTTAGAAAGGTAAATAATAATTATTAATAATTTTCTTTTTAGAAACTACTTAGTCTTTACTTAGTTCCTTAAGAGTGCATTTATTATAGCATACTTTTTAAGATTTGTCAAGTCTTTTATGTTAAGTAGGGGCTGAAGAGCACAGATTTAGTCTTCCTTTTTCTGTGTAGACTGTGGATATCTTGTATACAAGTCTATCCCATTGATTCATAAGGACATTTCTATGGTGGGAATCTAGCCCTATTTAGACCTATTTAGGGCAGTTTTTCCACTTTCTAACCCTATTTTACCCTTTCTTGTGTCTATGAAGTACCGCATACTAACCAGTGATTGCGTCACCCCTCCCCCCAGTGTTGCATAAATACAACAAAGTGTTTCATAATGTAAAATTATGCAATTGTGCAGTGCAATTTAGCTTGACAAGGGAAAAGGGACAGTGTAGGTCCCTATAACACCACCACAACCAGACTTAAGCAAAACTTAAGTATATTTTCACATGGTGAAACAAAAGCCCTTGCGTCCAGGCAGCAGACCTGGATAATCGAAGACTCAACAACAAAAAGGACTATCATGCCCACTAACAATCCAATCGATTTAGAAATGCAGGTTCAAATTCTTGACCTATGGGACAAGGGATGTCCTCTTGATATCTTGGCCGATATCGTAGACCCTGACAACACAATCGACATCAAGGACATGGATGCTGTTGTCAAGGCCGCAGGACGCTATAATATCTATTCAGCCTAACTGACGAGCCCTAACTGGGCGAAACTGCAGGGATGCAGTCTTAGGCAACCCTTTAAACCCTGGAGAAAACAATGAACCTTTTCAATGCAATCAAAAAAGCTATCAGCAGCCGCAAAACCCTGGACAATCGTCAAGGCCGTTTTCTGACAATTTACCTGGACAATGGGCAGCGCAAAAATGGCAAGGTCCTGCAGCCTGGGTACATCAGCAGCACTGTACAGCTCGCCTATGGCCCAGTGATCAAGGTACGAAACAATCGCATTAACCTAGTCGCTACTGATCACGCTATAGTAAAGCTGGGCTAGACTGTAGACCTAGGGCCTAGGTATACCCTGGGCCTTAGAATGTACAGTTTACTAACCTGGAGACAGTAACCATGAGCACAATGACACTAGCAGGACCTATACGCAGCAAGGCAGCAGCGATCAAGATCACTGGCAGCCTGGGCAAACCCAGCAAAATGCCTGGGTTGTCCTATGGCATTTCCGCAGCTCTATGCAAGGTGGGCGCAGCCCTGGCCAAGATCGAGGGCAGTACCTGCAGCGGCTGCTATGCCCTGAAGGCGAATTATCAGTACCCCAGCGTCAAGGCAGCCCATGCCAAGCGAGCTGCCGGGCTAGACCATCCACAATGGACCGAAGCCATGGTGTACTTGATCGGCAGCTCAGGCGAGACCTTTTTTAGGTGGCATGACAGCGGGGACCTTCAGAGTTTCCAGCACTTGCTAAATATTGTGAGAGTCGCTGAAGCACTGCCTGCTGTGTCATTTTGGTTACCAACAAGGGAAAAGGCACTTGTCCTGCAGTATCAGCGCAGCTTTGGCAGCTTTCCCTCTAATCTTGTGGTCAGAGTATCGGCTGCAATGATCGACTCAGCAGCTCCTGCAGGGTTCCAGCACACCAGCACAGTTCACGCCAGGGCAGCAGCTCAAGGGTATAGCTGCCCAGCTCAGCAGCAGGGCAACAAGTGCCAGAGCTGCAGGGCCTGCTGGGACGCTAGCGTGTCGAATGTATCTTACCATCAACACTAAAGGGAGAATTTGAAAATGGACTACTGGCTTGCGTTTCAAATAGCTGGGCTACTGTTTGCCCTGGGCGCTGTCGTGCAAATTATGAAACCCTGGAGGATCAAATAGTGAACCTATGGCAACAAGCGGAAGACCTGCAGCAGCAGGTAGCTGCAATCGAATTTAAAGCTGATGTGGCAGGCATTGACCCATGGGACTATGCCAGGGAGTATGGGAACCTATGCGATGAGCTGGCAGAGCTTCGCATTATACTTTGGGAGGCAGGGAGCAATGAGTAAATTGATTGGATTTAAGGCAGTGAACCCCAGGTCAATAGACTGGGAAAGCAGGGATTGTGTCGTGCGTGCAAGCTCAATTGCAATGGGTTTACCATATGCGGATATCCATGCACGCTACAAGGCAGCAGGCAGGAAAGACAGGCGAGGAACCTGTATATTGATTATCGCTGATGTCTTGAATCATATCGAAGAGTATCGCTTTATGAGCTACGAGGCGCCCACGCTAGCTCAATTTGTTGCGAAGCACAAATCAGGGCGCTGGGTAATGTGCAATCGCTGCCATGCCTGGGCAATGATCAATGGCGTGGTGCATGACGCAGGACCTATAGGGGCCAGGACCAGGGTTATTGGCGCATGGCGGGTAGCATGAGAGAAATAGTTGACTCAATTGTAGGGGCTTTACTGTTTGTTATTATCTTTTTCGGTACAATCGCTTTATCATCAATTTAATTGGAGCTTGACATGAAAACTAATGACTTGAAAAAAGGCAGTATCGTAATGCTAAGCAATGGCTGGAAAGCTATGATCGAAGACAATATGCGTGGCAATACTCGCATGGCAACAGTGTATGGGGATTTTACAGAAATGGGCAGCGTGTACTCGCATGACATTTCTAAGGTCCTAGTAGCTGGCGAATGGCACAGCGTAGAGCACACACCAGCTCAGCTCAAATTAAAGCAGCGTGTAGCTGCAATGGGGTTTTAATATGCTCATGTATATAAAAGAAATAATCATGGCACTGGAGCAGCTCTCGCCTTATCAGCGTGGGTTGCTTTTCTCAGAGCTGGCAGAGACTAAGCCAGTGCTAGCTGATAACATTAGGCAGATTATCGAAGAGACTTTAGAGGAGCTGAAATCATGAGCTATATAGGCCAGGAAGACTGGGTGCATATTGATGCCCACAATCAGGAAGTAGATCGCCTTGAGGAAAAGGTAGCAGAGCTTGAGCAGGTCATCAAGGATATGCAATTCGATGAGGCGTATTTGTGCGCTGACATTATTGAGCTGCGCTGGAGATACTCCGATTACAAGGACATGCACGAAGAGCTGGAAGAGCTGATCAGGTGGTGCGGCCCAGACAGCACACGAGCTGCAGTGAAAATGTTGAACGAGAAATTCCCTAGGAAGACAGGCACTGAAGACTGGGAGATAACATGGCTGGACCTCTGATAGCTGTCATAGGGTTAGTGTATTTGGTGGTGTCGGTGGACCTATTGATCAAGGGGCATCATGGCCTGGGAATCGCTTTCCTGGGCTATGCCCTTGGCAATGTCGGCCTGACGATGGAGGCGATGCGATGATGACCTGGGTTGACCTAGGGTTATTGCTTGCGATTTTATTGCTTGCGATTTTGTTAAGCATGAGGAGCGACAGAGATGAAGACTAGAGTTTCGGGTGTCCCTTATGAGGTGGAGTTGCCCTATGGAATGGATGAAAGTAGCGTCATTGCTGAACTGGAACGTGAGAACTTTATGATGCGTGCCAGGATGGAGCGACTAGAGAACGAACTAAGGATTGCTGAAGAGCACATCTCAAAGCTGATGATTGACCTACACAATGAAAGGAATAAGACATGAGATGTTTATCATGCAATGCAGCATTGACAGACTACGAAGCTACTCGCAGGTCAGCAACTACTAATGAGTTTATTGATCTCTGTAATCATTGCTTCGCATCTGTTAGTGATGACTTACAAACTATTGAGCGAGAAGACTTAGCTCATGACGAGGATTATGTAGATGATAATGATTCTCATTGTGGCTTAGATTCATTGCTTGACATTTAATAATTATCATGCTACAATACTATTTAGATACTAAGTAGTATGATTATTAATAATTATCTTATAAGGAACTAAATAGATGGAAGATGACCAAGCAAGATTCATTGCAGAGACAGGCGAAGAAGCTCACTACTGGTTTACTGTCTCAGATTTTGCTGCTCTGTCCCTAAAATATCCACTTGACCATATGCTAAAAGACATGATACAATTAAGGAATAAGAGTTATGAAAAACAAAAGGAGACCCAACCCCATAGCTAAAGACTTGCGTACACCGAAGTACAGAATGCGTATTGTCCCAAACAAAAAGAAGGAATACTATCGTGAATACAGTATCAGAGAGGTTAGAGAAGGCGAGACAGGTCCTGGCAACAAAGAGGGCTAGCGGCATCAAGGTTACTAAGCGCACGCCAGTAGAAGTGTGGCAGGAAGACAAGACTTCTTTACGCAAGAGCATCAATGCTAAGTGCTTTGACTGCTGCTGCGGAGATGTCAACGAGGTTAAGAATTGTACGGTACAAGTATGTCCTTTATGGTTTGTTAGACCAGGAGCAAAGTGATGGGTGAGCAGTTAAAGACGCATCAGCCCTGTCCTGATTGTGGTAGCTCAGACGCACTGACCTACTACGATTGGGGTAGCAGGTGCTTTAGTTGTGGCAAGGCAACAAGGAATAAGAAGGATGATGATGTGGTGCAAACACTAACAAAAGTGAGTACAAGGTTGAGCAATGTACACGAACTACAATACGAGTCAATCAAGGAGCGTGGTCTCACAAGGGACACTTGCCTCGAATATGGCATTGGCATTAAAGGTGGTAGCTATTATTTTCCTTACTACTCTGGCGATGATCTGGTAGCTTTCAAGAAGCGACAGATTGCTGATAAGCGATTCAGTATCGAAGGCGATTGGCCTAAAGGAACTCTGTTTGGGCAGCAGTTATTCACTAAGGGAGGCAAGTATGTCACCATCACAGAGGGAGAGTTTGATGCTGCGGCAGCGTATCAGATGCTGGGTTCTAAGTATCCTGTGGTATCTGTTAGGAATGGTGCAGGCAATGCAGCACAAGATATCAAGGCGAATTATGAGTGGCTCGACAGCTTCGAGAATATCGTCATCTGTTTTGACAACGATGAAGCAGGCAGAGCAGCAGCTAATCAGGTTGCTGAAGTGCTTGGAACTAAAGCCAAGATATTTAAAGGAACCAAGGACTTTAAAGATGCCTGCGAATTCATCCAAGAAAACAAGGTAGCTGAGTTTGTAAACTTATGGTGGAGAGCTGAGCGATTCACACCAGACGGAATCATCGATGGCTCTGTGCTCTGGGATGTGGTTAATCAGCCAGTGGAGAGAGCAGATGTACTCTATCCGTTTGCTGGGTTGAATGACCTTACCTATGGTATCAGGTCTGGTGAGATGGTCACGATCACTGCAGGCTCTGGCCTGGGTAAGTCGCAGTTTCTTCGAGAAATTGTTTATCATATTCTGAACAGCAGCCAGGATAACATTGGTCTATTGTTCCTCGAAGAGTCGGTTAAACGCACAGCCAAGAGCTTGATGAGCTTGGCAGCTAATAAGCCACTGCACCTACCAGACATTGAGACCAGCCAGGACGAGCTGCGTGAAGCATTCGATGCTACGCTAGGTACTGGGCGTGTCTATCTGTTTGATCACTTCGGATCTACTGCAATTGATAACATCATCAGCAGGGTTAGGTTCATGGCGAAGGCGCTGAACTGTAAGTTTATTTTCCTGGACCATGTATCAATTGTTGTCTCAGCTCAGGAGAATGGTGACGAGCGAAAGGCACTGGATGAAATCATGACCAAGCTGCGAATGATTGTGCAAGAGACTGGCATTGCTTTGTTTTGTGTCTCGCATCTCAAGCGTCCTGATGGCAAGGGACACGAGGAAGGAGCAAGCACCTCTCTGTCTGCACTACGAGGCTCAGGTTCGATTGGTCAGTTGTCTGACATGGTGCTAGGCCTGGAGCGTAACGGACAGGCTGAGGACTTGAAAGAGCGTCACACAACACGAGTCAGGGTTCTGAAGAATCGCTTCAGTGGATTGACTGGCCCTGCCTGTGGGTTGTACTATGACAGGGTTACTGGACGCATGACAGAGACTGTGGTGGAGGAACTATGAGTCATCCTGACCAAGCATTCGGTGATAAGACCTACTCACAATTTGGAGAGGACCTTATCCTATTGAATGTGTTTTATAAGTTAGGTATTGAGAAAGGCAGATACTTCGATGTAGGCGCACACAATCCATGGAACATTAGTAACACTGCGTTATTGTATGAGCGTGGCTGGCGAGGCGTGTGTGTTGAAGCTAATCCAAATCAGATTAGTGGCTTTGAGTTAGCTAGGCCAGAGGATAACATCCTGAATGTTGGGGTTGGCTGCTCAATAGGAACCGCACCTTTCTATATGATTGATGGATACTCAGGCAGGAACAGTTTTGATTTTACGAAAGTGTCTGACTTTATAGATAAGCACCAACAATTTAGTATTCGTGAAGTCAAAGAGATTCCAGTTGTAACAATCGACAGCTTGTTTAACAGTTTGTATGTCCCTGATTTACTGTGTATCGACATTGAAGGCTTGGACTACTCAGTGCTGCTGAGTATGGAGACAAGGCCAAAGGTTATCTGCGTTGAGAATGAGGGACAGATCCAGGACTTTGATGACTTGCTAAAAGGAATGGGATATGATAAAATATTTAACACCGTAGCAAATGGAATCTACATACATGAGAGTTGCACTGGATATCGAAACAAACCTGAAGCATGACCGCATCTGGGTTTGCTGCACCTATGACATTGACACCAAAGAAGTAAAGACATGGACAAACGCACAGGACTTCAACAAGTTTATTCAACAAGCGAAACTAGTGATAGCTCACAATGGGATCGGCTTCGACTTCCCAGTACTGAACAGAGTCTGGAAGACTACGATTCGACTGAGCCAAGTACAGGATACACTGGTTATGTCAAGACTATCAAGCCCATCAAGGGACGGGGGACACAGCCTAGCAAATCTAGCAAAGCTCGTAAACAGAACCAAGAAGGAATACGAAGATTTCGAGGGAGGCCTGACACCAGAAATGGTTGAGTACTGTCAGGAGGATGTATCAATCTGTGGTGAGTTGTACCATTACCTGACCAGGGAACTGAAAGGATTCTCTGAGCAATCGATTAACCTGGAGCACAAGGTAGCAGCCATTGTTGCAAGGCAAGAGAAGCATGGATTTAAACTTGACACTGTGAAATCCCAATGCTTGCTAGGCCAATGGAAGCGCCGACTGTCTGACATAGAGGAGGACCTGCAGTCTGTATTCCCGCCCATAGTTACTGAAAGAATTAGTGAGAAGACGGGTAAGAAGTTGAAGGATGATGTGGAGGTATTCAACCCAGGTTCTAGGCAGCAGATTGCTAAGCGCCTGATAGAAAAAGGATGGAAGCCAACGAAGCATACTGAGAAAGGACAGGTGATTGTCGATGAATCAGTCTTGGATGGAGTTGATATACCAGAAGCAAAGCTCATTGCCGAGTATCTATTGCTTCAGAAACGGGTGGCTCAGGTTGAATCGTGGCTTGAGTTTGTATCTGACGAGCACAGGGTTCACGGTAAGGTCATCACCAACGGAGCAGTCACAGGACGCATGACACACCATAGCCCTAACATGGCGCAGGTCCCTAGTAGCTCTAGTCCCTGGGGTAAGGAGTGCAGGGATTGCTGGACAGTGGATGATGGTAAGGTATTAATCGGTGCAGACGCAGCCTCATTAGAATTGCGTATGCTTGCACATTACATGAAGGATGCACAGTATGCTAAAGAAATCGTTGAAGGTGATATCCACACCAAAAACCAAGTTGCGGCAGGTCTTCAAACACGAGCGCAAGCGAAGACATTCATCTACGCTTTACTATACGGGGCAGGACCTGCCAAGATCGGGAAGATTGTTGGTGGTTCGGCGAAGGAAGGACATGAACTCATCAGCAATTTTCTTCGTAACACGCCAGCCCTCAAGCGCCTTAGAGAAAAAGTTGAAAGTCTATCAGAGAAAGGGACGCTTCCAGGTCTTGACGGTAGGCAATTACAGGTTCGCTCCGCACACGCAGCACTTAACACACTACTCCAAAGTGCTGGTGCGATAGTGATGAAGCAGGCGCTAGTCATCTTGGACAGCAAGCTGCGTAAGTTTGCACCTAGCGCACAGTTTGTAGCTAATGTCCATGATGAGTGGCAAATAGAATGTAACGAAGTAGATGCAGATTTAGTAGGTGATTTAGCGGTAAGCAGTATTAAAGAAGCAGGTATTGAGCTGGGTCTTCGCTGCCCATTAGATGGTGAATACAAGAAAGGAAAAACATGGGCAAGCACCCACTAGACAAGGACGATGAATTCTGGACAGACATGGAGGATGTTGTATTCCTGTGTATAAAGAAGGACAGAACAGTTAGCATGAAGACATCTGTTATGGACATGGAAGAACTTAAGTCTATCTTCAGCACAGCGTTTATGATGGCCTTATTTCACGATATGAAATCATCACCAAAGGATGTTGACAAACTTCACTGATGTGTTATAATATTATGGTAGTCATTTGAAAAGGAGAAGTAAATGGATTTGAAACCGCTTAAAGTACAGGCAGAGATTATGTGGGCTTTCCTTGATACGCCTAACCAGCTATCGGGTAAGTATCAGGTAGACCTCTGTAACCTTACCAAAGGCGCTGTAGATGCCCTGAAGTCTATGGGTGTAGAAGTACGGACTAAGCCTGACCAGCCTGAGAAAGGTATCTTCATCACGGCTAAGTCTGTTAACTATCCTATCAAGACAGAGGATAGTAACGGGAACCCTATCACTGCCAAGGTAGGCAATGGCAGCAAGGGTATCGCACTGCTCAAGCCCTATGAGTATTCGTACAAGGGTAAGAAAGGTATTGGCGTAGGTATTAATAAGCTGGTAGTGACTGATCTCGTGGTGTATGAGGGTGAGCCAGTCGCTGCTACTGACGATGTACTGTAAAGGAGATAGTATGGCTGAAGCAAAAAAGGCAGTATCGAACCCGAAGTTAGCGTTTAAGGTTTCACCTGTGGAGTCTTCGTTTGAAGTTAGTACTCCAGGTCTGAGTGTCCTTGGTTGGGACGAAACATTCCGTTTCTCAATTGCAGCAGACGGTACTGTAACAATCAATGATAATCAGTTTAGCAGCAAGAAGCAAGCTGCTCAGGCACTTGAAACAATGGCAGCGTTTCTGAAGAAGTAATGATTGCTCTTATCGATGCCGACATTGTTTGCTACAGAATTGGGTTTGCTTCTGAGGATGTAAGCGACAGAATATGTTTGGCTCGTTGCGCTGAGTTTATGGAGGAGCTAGTGATGAAGCCTTGGGTAGGAGACTACCTGGGCTATCTCACTGGGTCCGACAATTATCGCAAAGAGATTGCAGTAACAGCACCATACAAAGGCAATCGATCACAGTCTAAGCCACAACACTATGACCTTATCAGAGAATACTTAGAGAAGGCTTGGGGCTGTGAAGTAGTACAAGGCCAAGAAGCTGATGACGCTATCGGTATCAAGGCTTATGAGTTTGAAGATGTAGAAGATTATGTCATCATGTCTATCGATAAAGACCTGGACATGATTCGTGGATGGCACTACAACTTTGTTAAAGATAAGAAGTACTTGATTGAGGACCAGGATGCTATCAAACATTTCTATACGCAGATACTTACTGGCGATAGAGTTGATAATATTATTGGCCTGAAAGGCGTAGGCCCTAAGAAAGCTGAGAAGATTCTTGAGGACTGTGTTACTGAAGAAGATATGTATAAGGCAGTATTGAAGGCATATGATAACGATGAAACTAGAGTCTTAGAGAATGGACAATTGTTATGGATACGAAGAAAAGAAAATCAGATTTGGTCTCCAGCCCTATTCAATACATCCAGTGGGTTGACGCAGTAGCTGATGTGGAATGGCAAGAGAATGTCAAAGCTGAAGTTCACTTATGTCACACTATTGGATGGATTGTTGATGAGACAGATGATGCCTTATGTGTTGCTAGTACAGTCAGTATGGACAGTAGCAATGCCCGTATGCATATCCCTAAGCAGTGGATTAAGATAAGAAAGGAAGTGGTCTTTGAAGCCGAGCAGCGCCAAGTCAAAAGGAAGACACCTGCAAAAGTGGGTAAGAGACCTAATCCTGTCAAAGTTCAATCTGGAGCACGATGATGTACGCTCAGTTAGTATGGGCGTGTCAGGGGAGGACTTGCTATTTAGTCCAGCAGCCAGGCGGGTCTTACCAATCAGTGTGGAATGCAAGTCCAGAGCAACTATCTCAGTATACGGTTATTACGAACAAGCAAAGGGAAATGCAGGAGGACACGAACCTGTCGTTGTTATTAAACAGAATCGGTCCAGCCCTCTTGTAGTTGTAGATGCAGAGTATTTCTTTAACTTACTAAGGAGTAAACATGAGTAATGTGTATCGTTTTATTTATGATTCAGACAAGAGCGAAGGTAATGGTGTTTATCCTGAAGCCTCTTCTCTTAAGGCTCGGCACTACTTTGAAGATTGTGTTGCTTGGCCTCCCATCCTTTGGCAATTTTGTAAATTCCTAGAAAGCACTGGATATGTAGGTGTTATAGACCGAGTGATTATTAAGGACCCATATGGATTTGAAAAAACTCAGGGAATGTTTGAAACACTTGGCCCTGGTGAATACATTGCTCGTGTGGAAGAGGAAGAAGACGAAGTTGAAGAAGACGAAGAAAAGGAAGAGTAATGACTGTTCATGCCATAATCCCAGACTGTCAAGTCAAGGACGGTGTTGACCTTAGTTATCTTACCTGGGTTGGGAAGTATCTAGCAGAGAAGAAGCCAGATGTAATTGTGCAGATTGGTGACTTCTCTGATATGCCCAGCTTGTCTAGTTATGACATAGGTAAGAAGAGCTTTGAAGGCAGACGATACAAGACTGACATAGAAGTAACCAGGAAAGCAATGGAGCTATTGCTTGCACCAATTAAGGAATACAATGAAAGAGCACGAAGAAATAAGGATAAGCAATACCGACCCCGAATGGTTCTCACTCTTGGAAACCATGAAGAAAGAATTTCCAGGGCTGTCGAAGGAGACCCTAAACTTGACGGAACTATTAGTCTCAGTGATCTTAAGTACGAACATTATGGTTGGGAAGTTATACCGTACCTTGAACCTATTGTTATTGATGGGGTTGTGTACGCTCATTATTTTACTTCTGGCGTTATGGGGCGTCCTGTAACATCTGCTGCTGCACTGTTGTCAAAGAAACATATGAGTGCTGTGATGGGTCATGTACAGAATCGACAGATTGCCTACGCTAACCGAGCAGATGGCTCACAGATTACTGGCCTGTTCAGTGGCTGCTGTTATCTGCATGATGAAGACTACCTGGGTAGCCAGGGTAATAAGTACTGGCGTGGTATCTGGATGTTGCATGAGGTAAACAACGGCAGCTTTGATGAGATGCCTGTATCCTTAAACTATCTGAGGAAAAAGTATGAGCATTGATAACGCAACACCAGAAGATTGGAACAGAGTAGTTTGGAAAGACAACAGACCTACCACACTGAAAGACTACATAAAGTCTAAGCAAGTGGGAGGAACGCACTATAAAGGTACTATTGAGCCTTGGGAAGCCATGCTAGCGTGGGGATTAGACCCTTGGTCATGCAATGTAATTAAGTATGTGCAGCGACACCGCAAGAAGAACGGTAAAGAAGACCTAGAGAAAGCCAAACACTACCTTGAATTCATGATAGAGAACTACGATGCCGTTGGTGACAAGTACTACAAAGATTGATTGGTCCAATGCTGATAGGGACTATAAGCGAGGACAGAATCTAATCAGGCAAGGCGACTGGGCAAATGGCTTTAAGCTGCACGAGCTTCGAGCACTGCCTGATGCCTTCTGGAATCCTGCTGCTAAGTTTCCAGGGCACAGGACTAACTTCGATAGAGCACCTATATGGATGCCTGGGCAAAGCATTCGCAACAGGAATGTAATCATCTGGTCAGAGGCTGGGTGGGGAGATATGATTCAGTTCTCTCGCTTCATCCCTTTAATCAAGCAGATTGCTAGTAATGTACACTGTGTTTACCCAGATGCTATCTCAGGGCTACTGAAGAGAATGAATAAGTCGATTGTCTATAGCCAGCAGTCTAGGGATTGCCCTCCTAGCTCTTACAGGGTCAAGATGATGTCGATGCCTTATCTGCTGATGGAGCATGGTGTCATTGAAGCAAAACCTGTAGGACGCTGGTATGGTGCAGAAGGTCTGTATCGTAATCCTGATATAGTTAAACCTGTACGGTCTAAGCCACTTGTTGGTATCTTTTACCGCACTGACAACAAATCCTGGAACATGGCTGCAAAGCAGATACCGAAGGATATCGTTGATGAGTTTATAGAAAGACATCCCGAGTTTGAATTCGTGTCCCTGCAGCTAGGTGAAGGATTCCTGGATAGTCCATCTTGGATAGCGACTGCTGATAAGATACAGACCCTAGATGCAGTTATCTCTGTGGACTCAGCAATTGCTCACTGTGCCGCTAGCGTAGGTGTCAAGACACTGGACCTAATAGGTGATGAAACAATGGCGTGTTGGCGCTGGTATCCAGTCTCAGAGGCTACCTATTGGTACGACAACATGACCTGTATCTGGTGGGACCACTATGCAGACTGGGAGACAGGCTTGGAAAAAGCAATAACTTATCTGGATAAGCCAGTAGTAAAAAAGCGTGGACGACCTAAGAAAAGTGTGGTATAATATATGACCTTGACATTAGAAGAGATCAAAGAAAGGATGAAACGGTGGGATGAGATTTCCATCATAGAGGAATTGTCAATCCGTTCAGAGGATATAATTGAACGCTTTGATGATATAATAGAAGAGCAGGCAGATAGATTAGAGAAACTTGTTAACTGGGAAGAATAAAAATATGGATTACTATCAGCAATTTATTGCAAAGTCACGATACAGCCGGTTCCTACCTGAGATGAATCGGCGTGAGCATTGGCACGAGTCTGTCAATCGCTATATGGTGTTTATGTATAAGCACCTGCAGGACAAACACAATTACAAGATGACTGATGACTTGTATAAAGAACTCAAAGATGCAATCATCAACCTAGAAGTGATGCCTTCTATGAGGGCTATAATGACCGCAGGTAAGGCACTAGAGCGTGACAACACTGCTGGCTATAACTGCAGCTACCTGCCTATTGATGACCCTAAAGCCTTCGATGAAGCAATGTATATTCTTCTCTGTGGTACAGGTGTAGGATTCTCTGTGGAGCAAAAATATGTTAATGAACTACCTGAAGTGCCAGACCAGTTGTTTACTTCTGAGACTATTATTTCTGTTGCAGATTCGAAAGAAGGGTGGGCTAAAGCACTACGCCAAGTCATCGCTTTACTATACTCTGGGGAAATTGCAAAGTACGACCTTAGCAGAATCCGTCCCGCTGGAGCCAGACTCAAGACTTTCGGAGGTAGAGCTTCTGGACCAGGACCTCTGGATGAACTTTTTAGATTTGTTAT